CCACCTATTCTAATACCCATTAGGTAATGATCAACTATAGGTGGGATTCGATCAATACCAACAGCCCCATAAAATCTAGGGGTTGCATTTATATTTCCAATACTAACTGTTTCAAAATCTTCCAGACCACTTAACTCTAACCCGTTCCTATTGTTATTAAGATAAACAGCCAAAATAACCTGTGCATTTTTTACACGATCTGGAATTTCAGTATCTGTGTAATAATCAGCAACTAATCTATTAGGAAAAGATAAGCCATAAAGATTAGTATAAGTATCTGGTTTTCTTACCCCTGATCTTGGCCATTCAAGTGCCTGAGTATCGTCTACCCTTGCTCCTAAAAACTTTTCACGATCAATTCTTTGAGCAGCCGTAAACAATGCACGATTTTTATTGTCATTGCTTGAACCATCCCAAGCCGCTGCATCATCACTGAGGACTAAACCTTCAATAAAAGAGTTTGCATCAGCAAGAGTGATATAGGTGTTTGCATTTGCACCACCGACAGTTGCATCAAGTGTTATCGCCATTGAGTTTTACCTTTTTGGGCTTTGATTTTGGTTTTGGCTTTTCGAGAGTAGGAGTTAATGAAGCTGCCTTTTGAGCAGCCTCATTCCTCGCTCTCATACGCCTAAATGCGTACATAGCCATTAGCTTGATGCACCCTTAAGTGCCACAAAATTAATGACAATTGCTTCACTTAGGTTTCCAGCAGATACGTTTGAAACTGTCACCGCAAAAGAGCCAGCAGCAATTGCATTTGCATTTACCAAATCTTGCTGTTAGTCACTGTGAAAGATACTTCTGTGCCAGCGTCAAGCTGTGCATTGTTCATTGTGATTTGTCCACTCTCAGTATTAAGAGTTACACCTGTCGATTTGTTAGTAGCCTGAGTTACAGTACCACCGCCTGTTGGCCCAACTAAAAGGCCAGCAGTAACATCAAATAAAGAAGCCATGATTAATCTTGGTTACTTACGTTAGTTGCACGAACAATACCGATGTTCTTTGTCTCGTACACTTTCGACCATGAACCAACTGTCTCCAACACACTTCTTGTTGGGTTTACAGTTGAAACTGCGTACTTAAGACCTACTGGGTGATAGATATAGTGGAGATCCACTGCC